GGCTAGCAACTGGTTGCGGATGGCCGCCTCGCGGCCAGCCTCCATGCCGGAGATGATCCGGGAACCGATGGACGGTACGCGAGAGAGGATGCTGTAATCGACTGCCATCACTTACCCCCACCAAAATACCGACCCCAGAGGTTGCCGATGTCACCGTACGCGGATTGTCTCGCAGCAGCGCCGGTCAGCAAAGCATTTGCGGAGTTGGTACCTGACTGACCCAACAGATTGCCCGCGCTGGTGGCGTAGTTCTGCCCCAACTGCGAAGTGACCCCAGCAGCCCGAGGCCCGACGTCAGCCAACTGAGCTAGGCGGTTGTAGGCGTTGCCATACTCCTGCGATGCAACGTCCTGCGCGTACCGCTGGCCGGCCTTGATTGCCCCGCCTGACAACAGACCGCCACGCGACGCCTGCAGGCGCTCCAGCGCTTTCATGCCCTCACCAAGACGGAACCCGTAGCCGGGATCCATCGTTAGGAAGTTCTGCGCTGCTTCAGGGCCGCCTGTGGACAACGCCGTCAGTCGGTTGAAGGCTTCTTTGCCGCCCTCGTAGAAAGGCTTTTGAAGATCAACACCCTTCTCGTAGATATCCCGTTGAAGCTGCGTTGCCTTGTCAAACGCTTCTGCTTGAGTTTGAGCCGCTTCTCGAGTGGCTGCAGCTATTTCCGACCCGCCGTATAGCGTTGCGATGCTGCCGATGATCGGTCCCCAGAGGGCGTCAGATACGCCGAGGGTAGTGCCGGTCGCGCCTGCCCCTGCTGCCGCTCCTGCCCCTGCTGCCGCACCCGCCGCCAAACCAGTGTCGTACGCGGTTGTTTCGCCGCCGGTCATGCCTTCGCCGTAGCCTGCGTCTCCGTATAGGGCAGCTCTTGTTGGGTCTCCGCCGGTCACCGCGTCTGTAGCCGCTCCTGCCCCTGCCCCCGCTGCCGCCGCTGCGGTCCCCGCTGTAACCCCCGCAGGCGCGATGACTTCGCCGGTCATTGAGTTGACGACATTGCCCGACATGTCCACGCCGGTCATGGCGTCGGCAGCGCCGCCCACCAAAGTATTAGCAACTCCTGCAGGCGCGATCACCTCACCCGTCAGCGCGTTGACTACGTTGCCCGACATATCGATGCCGGTCATGGCGTCGGCAGCGCCGCCAAAGTCGTATCCAGTGGCCGACTCGCCCAAAAACGCGCCCTGCGGGTTGGAACTGATCGTCCCCTGCATTTCAGACGTCAACAACGAGTCGCCGCCGCCCAGCGCTTCCGCTGCGTAACCGCCCGCCGCAGATGTCAGGGCCGAGCTGGCAATATCGCTAATATCGCCGCCCGTCGCCGCAGTGAAGCCGCCCGAAATCAGCGCATTTGCAATAGGTTTAGAAACACCAAGCGCTTTGGCAATGTCCGCGCCAAAGCCGGCCGTAAAAGCGGGCAAAATGACGGGCGCCAATTGGGAGAGAGCCTCTCCAAACGTGCTCCCGGTCTTAATTTTTTGAGGTTCAGATACAGGTTGGCCGTCTTTCAACAGCGTAAAATTTTTCTCGTAGTTGGTGCCAGGGACGTCTTGCATCCCAACTTCATACCCCTGCGCAAGCATGTTTTGCTTGAATGCTTCATACGCAGGGTTGGTTACATATTCTTGGCTATCGCCCTGCCCAGAAATGATTGTTGTTGGGATACCTTGCTGTTCGGCAAGCGCAGCCCAAAAACGCTCATGAGGCACGTTTGGTGTAATCAGTTGCTCTGCGTCGCCAACAACTTGCGTTGTTGGCTTGTAACGCGGATCAGAACTAAAAATATACGCAGCCATGATCTACCTCACCCAATCCGCCAGTTGGTGCCGTCGCTGAACACCGGAACGACGTTCGCGCCGCCTCCGGCCACAATAGCATGAAACGTCGTTGCGTTGGCATCCGTCACCACGGCTCTAGCGCCTGCGCCAGCGGTGCCTGCGGCCGCCAGTGCTGCCACCGTCTGCGTGCCGTTGTTGATCCACTTTGCGCCCGCAGTCAGGGTCAAGCCTGGCACGCGCAATGACGTTACGCTGGCGTTGCCAAGGGTGATTTCGTTGCTGACGGATGCGCTGGAAGCGTCGGCGTCGTAGCCGATCACCGTGTTGTTGCTACCAGAAGTCAGCGAATCGCCGGCCTGCATACCGACAGCAGTGTTGTTTGCGCCTGTGTTGACTGCACCGAGTGCTGAAGACCCCACCGCAACGTTATTGCTTGTCGTTGCTGCGTCCAGCGCTCGGGCGCCCACCGCAGTGTTGTCGGCTCCGGTCACCACCACCAGCAGCGCGTCTTTGCCTACCGCCGTGTTTCTGGTGCCTGACGTTGCGGCCGACAAGGCGCCTGCGCCCACGGCAACTGCGTCGCTGCCGGTGTAGGCGTCGGCGGCTTGGTAGCCCACGGCCACGTTGCTTGCGCCCGACTGGTTAACCAGCAGCGCGTCCGCGCCGAGAGCCGTGTTGTTCGCACCCGTAATGGCCGCATTCAGCGCTCTGTAGCCGACGCCCGTGTTGTAGTTCGCCGTACTGGCCGCCGACAGCGAGTCATAGCCCACCGCAGTGTTGTAGTCGCCGCTCGTATTTGCGTCCAGCGCCTGCGAGCCAACTGCCGTGTTTTGAAAACCGTCAGTGTTTGATGTGAGGGCGTTGTACCCCACAGCGGTGTTGTTCGACCCCGTGGTGTTGGCGTCCAGCGCTGTATCGCCCACGGCGATGTTGGTCGCCACACTGCTTGCGCCCAAACCGACAGTAACCCCGACTTCTTTGGCCAGTGCAAACGATGCAAAGATGTTGTCGTCGGTCTTGATCCCCACGCCCAGCGACGTCTGCAAGACGAACTTGTACGAGTTGCCCTCAGTCAGCCAAATCTGAGCCGGCGTGCGCCCTGCGCTGTTCAGTACGATGGGGTTGGCATTAGCCGTGCCGCCAGACGACGAGGTGTACGTTGCCGCAGGAGTCGTTGTGCCCGCAGCGTAGGTGTAGATCAACCCCCCGGCCAGCGGATTGCCGTCGTTATCAAAAAATTGGGCGCCTGCGCCTGCGTACTGAGAAAGAGAGACTGCCATTCGGGCCTCACTGTTGAAGTTGAGTTACCGACAACACGGCAGCAGGTGCTGCTGGCGCAAATGCGGTTGCAACCACATTGTCGATAGTAACTGCCGTGTCCGTTGACGCAAATATCAACTCGACATATGCGTTGGCCTCCAATGAAAACGCCTCAATCAAAGTGACCGGGACGTAGCCATTGTTGACGTCTATCGTTACAAGTCTTGTCGAATTTGGAACATCCGCGCCATTTTTGCGGAACCAGACGTAAATGTCTTTTGAGCTTGAGTTCCCGCTGCTGATCTGCACCGTGGCATTGAACTGGTACAAGCCCGACTGCGAGACGACAATGCGGGACGCGGGGGAGCCGATGCTTACGCCATTGGCAATGCGTGTATTATCAAACGTAATTGCGTAAGCAGTGTTGATGACGGCAGGCGATTGGTCATTCGTCTTGTTGAAGTCGCCGTAATATTGCTGTTGCTCAATCGTCGGCCGCACGAAGATGTCGCCGGCGGTTGCGCTGCTGATTAGCGTCGCGGCCACAGGGATTACGTTGTCTGGCGCAGTCGGCTTGGTTGCCGTCAGGCCGCCCGCCACCGTCGGGCTGGCGTACAGGACGTCACCCACGCTGAACGCCGAGGTGTCGATGCCGCTGACGTTGCCCCACACGCAGCACAGGCCGGTGGCCCCGCTGTCAGGCAGATTCTCAGCCATGATGCCGAGGATATACAGCGACGGCGACGAGCCGTCGGCTAGGTACGGCGCCACAGACAGCACGTTGTTCGATCCAACCCCCGCAAAGCCGACCACAGTGCCTTTGGGGATCGTAACACCCGTGGTGTTCTGCACCACGGTGTACTGCGTCAGAGCCGCGCCCTCAATCGACGACTGGAGCAGTTGGAAGAACCGAAACCAAGCGCGGCTCGCCAACGCGCCCTGATCGACTACGGGGTCGCGCTGAGACGGGACGCGAGGAGCCAGATCCATGTCAAGCAGCGGTTGGCGTCATAGCCAGTTCCGCGCCCATGATGGCAATCTTCACCGGATCACTGCCGCTGACCTCGTACACTCGGTCCCGCAAATCAGTCGTCATGCCGAGGCGACGCCAGATGACGCGGGTGCCGTACTGGCCAAGTTTCCCCATACTGGCCCAATGCTCATTGCTCCAAGTGTGTCCGCCGTCGTCGGACCAGCGGAGCATTACTTTTGGATCTGTTACTTCAGGATTTGTTATATAGTAATCATATAAATAATTAGCGTACTTAATAGGGTCAGAACGAATTATAAATGAAAGTTGACCAGTAATGTAGCTGTAAACGCTAGAATCAAGAGGTGAGCCGGTAGCAAATCTAGCTATTTGAACAGAATCTGCAGAAGTTACAGTTCCGCTGGCATTTACATCGCCAAGTTTTCTTCCAAAAAAAACTTCATTGAATAGCGTAACTTCAGGAGATAAATTGAAGCTAGCTCTTATAATTCCTGCTGCAACGGTATTAGTTGCCAAAGGGTTTGAATCGTACCAGCGAATGGCCCGACTATTTGTTGCAAAAGTAGCGCCAGTTTCGCAATCAAGCTGAAGACTGTGTTGTGCGGTGCGCCTCAAATTGTTTTGCCCGGTAGGCAAAGCTCTCCACGACCGCAGCCAACGCTGCTCTGAAAACATGTCGTAGTAGAAAGTGGGGTCAAGCGACATTAAAGCGTTGTTCTCCCAATCCCCAACCACAACCTTGCCGGCAAAGTTTGCTTGGCAGTTGCTCCGGTGCCGGCGGAACTGTACGCCGTCCCAGAACGCGCGCTCGTGCCATAGCCCAGTGGCAACGTCGTACACCCACGTCGCCTGCGCAGTCGGGAACGTCAGCACATAAAACGCATGGCCGTCTTGCTGGTACGAATAGCCGATGGCGTCGCTCAGCACGTTGTACTGCTGGATCTGCCACTCAATGGCGTGCGTGCTGACGCGCTGGGCGTTGTAGCCCTTGTTGCGGTACACAATACCGTTACCGCGAGCGTCCGAGCCCAGCCAGAACACGCTGTTGTCCAGCTTGGCCACGCTGTACGGCGCAAGGCAGCCAGTTTCCATGAACGCGCCCTCGATGCGCGCCAGAGGGAAGTCAGCTAGGCCAGCGTTGTACCAGACCTCAATGGTGTTGTTGCCGAGCAGCCAGACCTCCCGGTGGTCAACCACCAGCGACACGATGTCGTCCGGATTGCCTTCAGCGCTGGCAAAGTCCAGCGGGTCCACTGACGTACCGTCTAGCAGCGACGTCACCCAGACTCGCTGACTGTTGGGCTCGTTGAACACGAAGTACCCGTCGAGGTAACCGACCGACACCGCGCCCGGAAAGTCCGGGTCAGTGATCTGAGCGAACACGCCAGTGCTGGCGTTGTAGATGAACGCATCCGGGTGGCAAGCCACAAACAACTGGATGCCGTTGTCCGACATGCTCACCGGCCCGCTGCCGTTGATCAAGCCGATTTCTGTGGATTCAAAATTGCTATCTACTTGGTACAGCTTGCCGCCAGACGCAACATATAAATAATCACCAAAAGCCCAAAGACCTCTAATGCCTGGATTTTCAGAAGCAATTAATGATCCGCCAATAAGCGTCAATGGACGCAACCCCGGGCAGCGCTGCAAGAACGCAGGCTCTTTGCCGCCCTCCGGCACGATCTCCGGGAACAGGTTGATCATGCGGTTGTCAGCCGCATTGACACTGCGGGCGGTGTACGCGCCCCCGAGAATCGGCGTTTTCATGCAAAGCTGCCGCTGAACACGTTGAAGCGATGGCTGCGCCTGCTGCTCAGAGCGTAAGGCATGCTCATCAGATCGTCAGGATTGTTGACGCGCTTCAGGTTGCGCTTGGACGACATCGCAATGCGCTGCACCGTCGGCGGCGCCTCGACACCGAACTCGTTGGCAATCTCGACCGCCAGGTTGTACTTGAAGCACCGCAGATAACCCGGCGGAAACGACAGCGTGGTGTTCAGCA